CCCCAGAAGGTGTACGGCCTAACGCTCTAGCAATTTCTTTCGTTGGCGTCTTAGCCTCACGCATAAGAATTAACTCTGCATCGTCTGCGGCTGTCCAAGGTTTGTTATTTTTCTTTGTTTTAGTCATTTTGCAATCTCCTTCAAATGTTTTGTAGTTATTTTGCAGGCTAAATTCCAAGCCATCATTGAATATGTATAAGCAACAATTCTTTCTTCATTGTTTAAACGATCAATCATATCTGTAAACTCTTTCATATTTTTGGGCGTGTGAACCAACTCGGTTGGTTGAATTGGGTTGTTTACTTCAATCATGCGGCTTGCTCCTTTTCAATTTCAGTAAGTGCGCGCTTCAAACTACGTTTAACGCGTTTTGATCTACTAGGCAAAACGAGGGCATCTAAGCCCTCGATTAACCATGAAATTTCCATAGCGGTCATAGAAACCTTAATAGCGGGAATTAAATGAACTTTCCCGCTAGTGTCGGTTTGCTGTAAATGGTACATCATGCTACTAGCTCCCTTGCATCTGCTCTCGCGCGGCGTAAATGCCAATCGTCAAGGCCAAAATCTTTGTAGCCTTCTTCAATCATACGATAATAATGTTCACTAGGTAAACTGGTGCGCGATTGATCAACCATTTCGTAAATAATCCATGCGCCGTTTAGTTTACGCCTATTGTAAAAATGCGGGTAGCCCTCAAGTCTATCTAAAGAACGTAAGCAATCATGCGTAATTTCCCACAGTACAACAGGTAAAACGCTTTCAACGTCTGCAACAAAGTCAGCAACGCCGCGAAATACTAGCCTATGATCTGGCAGGTAAAACGCGCCCATTGGTTTTGCTTGTGGACACCGAACCGCCATAGATTCGCGGTTGGTGTTCATTCCATATGCCATATAAAACATTATGCACTTTCCTTCCATAAAGTTAAAGCATCGGAAAAATCCATATCATTTAAGATACGCCTAGTTTGACCCGAATGCTTGTTAGTTACCCATTCACCCTTGGTTACAGTTGGGTGAAATTTGGTTTGATAAATTCCGTCCTTGCCTTTGATTTGCATTAAAACATAAGACTTTAAATTGCGCTTTAATTCCTTCTCAGAAAGCCAATCGTTGACCTGATCACTGCACCATGACTCTAAAGATTGCTCCAAGCTATCATGGATCATAACGCCATTTGCGCCCTCGTAACTAAAAGGTGAAGGCGGCAAAGATTTGAAGTGATCGTTAATCTCATTCATCTTAGCGCGATAGTCACCCTTAAACTTCGGGTGCGAATAATCGCGATCACAACCGCCGTGACCATCATTGCTTACAACAGCAACAGGTTTTCCATCTACATATAAAGACGCTTGATAACAATGCGTTTCTTGGCTTGCCCACTCAGTGCGCTTAATATTTTTAAGTTTAAGTAACATTATTGCACCTCACCAAATAAAAAGTTTTCAACTTGATCAGATGGTGAAACCTTATCACTATCAGGCGCTTTGCTTGTTACTGTAAAATCATAAACAGGCTTTGCATCTACAAAAACCATGCCATCTTTTGTATGACCGCCAATAAATTGACCATCCCAATTAAGACGTTCAGCAAGCAACTTAGCGGCTACAATATAATTTTCTTCAGCATTCAACGCGTGATCATAACTCATGATAATACTTGTGTAATTGCCAGAATGTGTGACCTTAATTCTTGAACATCTTCTTTCAGTTGGTCCAATATATTTTGTTGTAATCGTCTGCATTTTATATACTCCGTTTGCTAGAATATCCCATATATACCCATATAATGCTCTATGGTCAAGCAAAAACATAAGAAAACTTATGCATTGATTTTAAACGATTTTCTACGTCAACTTTTTTCACGTCAAAACCTGACGCAGTTGATGTTGACGTAGAATTATGTTTGTTTTCAATGGTTTAGGTAGTTTACGTCAACTACGTCAGTTTTGCGTTTTGACGTAGAATATTGTTTAAAATCAATAGGTTATTTTACGTCAACCGCGTCACCCCCCTTATAGGGGGGGTTATATAACCAACCCCCCTGATGTGATTTGTGATCTTGGGAAAGTTGTTCCAGTGTGGGAACTGTTGGTTAATTATGGGCTTGTTCTTTTTTATTTATCGCGTTATGTTTTAGAGGTGCTGTAAGTTAAAAGGTTTGTAAATGCCAAAGGTCGGAGAACAAATAGAAAAGGGCGGACGTAGGTTGCAGCCACAACAGCAAAAGTTTTTAGATAATTATATTCACAAAGATATGACCCAGACGGGTGCGGCTCGGGCGGCAGGGTATAAGTCGCCGAATGTAAGAGCCGTTCAGCTTCTTAACAATCCAGTTGTTAAAGAGCGAATGGAAGAAATGAGACAGGAACTCGAAAGCAAGTACGGGGTTTCTGTAACCAAATCTGTTCGGGATATGCAACGACTCAGAGATGAAGCATGGGAAGCAGGGAACTTCGGGGCGGCTATTAAGGCAGAAGAACTCAGACTGAAGGTAACGGGGCTTATGGTAGCTCGTAGCCATGTAACACATGAAAACGTTGATGCACTAACCCGTGATCAAATCGTTGAACAACTACAAGAGTTTATGAATCGTGCTAAGAATCGCATGATTGATGTAACACCTGAAGCAAATCCCACAAAAACCGAACAAATCAACATAACATACGATAACGAAGAAGCTGTATAGCGCAGGTTGCGCCCCGTGCGGGTCGGCTTACGGGGTCTTAGACGCCCAGAAACGCACCGCCTAGCGCCTGAAGCAAACTTGTTCGGGTTCGGGGTTGCAAACTTGTTCGGGATAGCCTCAGCGGGCTTTAAAATCCATTAGAAAAAAATAAAGATTCGGGCTGTCAGCTCTTTGCCGGGACCGTAACCCGACAAATTGTTCGGGATCGGGACTCATGATTCAGGCTGCTATTCGCTGGGATATAAGCCGATAAATTGTTCGGGTTAGCGGCAGCAGCAAAACGCCCGGCGCAGCGAAGATTTTGAATCGGGGTTATAAACCGAAGAATTGTTCGGGTTCGGGGCAGCCAAAAGCAGCACACAGAAGAGAAACTGCTGCAACTTTCATCCCCAGCTCGTACACTTGCTGCGAAAATTTTTTCCGGCAGCGCAGCACGAGATGACAAAGCGCACAATTGTTCGGGTTATTCGGGGTGCAGCTGAGTCAGCAGCAGCAAGATGACTCGCTGCCCGCAGCAGCAGAAAGTTAGAATCAAAAAAACGCCGCGGTAGCAAGCATCACAACTCGCACAATTGTTCGGGTTACACCCGGACTCGCAGCAGCGCCGCGGCAGCACGCAGCAGATCCTGAAAAATTTAGGCAGCGCAGCACGCAGCGCGTGAGCAGCAACAACCCAAACAATTGTTCGGGTTAGTCCGGCAGGACCGCAGCCGAATCTTTTTTCACTTTGCCTATTGACATTATATATAGTGTGGGATAATGTGGGATTATTCTAGTAAAGGAGATGAAAGATGATAGATGTAAAGTTCGAAATAGCACCTAATGGTAGTGGTGGTTTAATTGAACAGCCAAAATTTAAGGGACTAGATGTTAGAGTGTTTGAGGTATTAGATAACGATATAGTACAATTTAGATATTATAACGAATGGCATAAAGACGGCAAGCGCGCCAGATCATATGGCTGTAACGTAAAACCAAATCAATTATCGGTGGGATCATGACATATTCACAATATTGTAGAATTGAAACTAATGCAGGAGGAGTTGCCTGCACTAATCGGGAATTTATATCGGCGTGTTTGCAGTACATTTTACCGCAAGCAAGACATCACTATTTATATCGGAATGATAGGCATAATTTTATTAGAGATGGATTAAAGTATTTAAATAAATCTCGGAAACTTTATTGTTAATCGGAAATAAAAATCTAACCTGATCCTTCGGGATCGGGTCGGGCTTCGGGGGTCGGGCTTTCGGGTTCGGGATCGGGGTCGGGCTTATATATACTATATAAATATAGATATATATACATACACATATACACATACACATATATGTTATTACATTATAATTGTAAAAAAAATCTAAACTTGTTCGCTTTATTTAACCTATAGCAATGTTATGCTTTCCAGTGGTTTTAAAATAAACCTCACAATTGTTCGTTTTGCCCTTGTTATATGGGATTATATGGGATAATGTCTTTTTAGTGAGGGGGTTTTCCCGTCACATTCTAGTAAAAAAGGTAATAAAAACAATGACTTACACATTTGGAATAGAAATAGAAACAAGCGGCGCAAGTATAGGACGCATTAAACAAGCTTTAAATAACGCAGAAATTCGCGGTTGTGACGTTAAGCCAGACGGCACGCCAAGAGTTGATGCAGAAATAGTATTGCCACCATTAGCCGCTTGCGATTTTGCATGGGATTATATTAAAAAGATTTGCCGTGTTTTAGATATGGAATGCGCAAGCGTAAATTCATCTTGCGGTTTACATGTTCACATTAGCAACGCGCCGCTAAACGAGGGTACAACCGCAACTCAATTTTGCGGTGAAAGTATTGACGTTAAAGAACGTACTGGACGCTTTTTTTCAAACCATTCTGATCCAATGGATTTTATAGCGGTGCAAGATATTATGAAACGCTACACAAGACAGCAAGACGCGGTCAATTCAATGTTCCCTCGTTCACGTACTGACAACCGATATTGCTCACCATTAAGTACGCGCCGAATTGAACAAGCTTCAACTATTAGCGAATTAACGTTTGGTAAGTTTACTTCAATTAACTTACAAACATGGTCGCGCGGTACTATCGAATTCAGACAAGCAAGCGGTACAATTGAAGCTGATAAAATTATCAATTGGGTTAAGTTTTTAAACAATCTTGTTTCACATACTCTTGAAAACCGCGTTGAAAATGGCAACCGAACAATTGTGACAGATACGCCAGAGCAACCATTCAGACGCGGCGCGCGTGTTGGTGTTCAATATGACATGATGCGTTCAGATGGTGGCGCGACTACACAGCAAATAATGGATGCGACTGGATGTAGTGAACAACGCGTTCGCGCCGCTGTTAGTGAGATAAGAACGCGCGTTGGTGACGCCGCGGTTGTCACTAGCACTCAACAAGCGAATGGTGCGCGATATGGTGACGGAACGCACCATACAAGTTACACGGTTTTATTCAGTATAGAAACGCAAGGGAACGCCGCGCAATTGCTACCAGAAAACAGACGCGGCGTTGAAAGCATATGGGCAAACGTTGATGATGATTTGTTTGAATGGTGGCAGAATAGAATAACAACCTTGTCAGATAGAAACAGAATAGGCGCGCTAGGTTAAGCCTAGCGTACCACTTCAGAAGGCCAGAGAAGCCCGCCAAGTGCGGGCTTTTTATTTTTCTAAGGTACCCTACGCAACCCGAACAAATGTTCGGTATCGGGGTTAATTTGGCCTAGCCCCCCCTTTTTTAGATATGTCGGTCAGGCTGAGACTTACACAGTGTTTTACTCAAACATTTACCCCAAAAAAACTTTTCGCCATTCAGGTCGATACATGGACAATAGGACACCCCCTAAAGGACCCCAAAAAAACTTTTCACCTACTATGGGTCCCATAGACCCCCTCAAAAATTTTTTTCAAAAAAATCCATTGACGCCTCCCTTATCTTCCCATACCGTATCTTATAAGATGGAAAAGGAGCCTAACAGTGCCTAAGTATAGATTAAATTACGGTGATCAGTTTGATTTCTTTGCGCAGACTCCTGCTGAGGTTGTTCCTGTGATGCAGGTACGCAGATATGGTCCTTTATCTTTTGGCCTTGAGTCTGAGCGTTTGTTTATGCGCCGTTCTGCGATGGAGATGTGTGAATGGAATGGGAAGGATTATTATTTTCATGACAGGGATGCTTTAGCTGGTAGCATGATTAAAAATGGATTACTTGAGGTGATTGATTAAATTTTATTTTATTGCTACACTGCGAACAGATAAAATTTATTTGGAGATATTTCTATGGTAGCTGTAACGTCTATGCCGATGGGTCAACCGATGGGACAGCCTCAGATGAATGCGACTTCTCCGATGCCGAATCCGATGGGTGGTTCTGCTCCGAATCCGATGATGCCGACGAATCCGATGCCAAATCCTATGATGGGTGCGCCTATGGGTGGACCGCCACCTCAGATGGGTGGGCAACCACCAGTTAGTCCTGCGCCTAATGCTAATTTATCTACACAGATTAATGGGTATGGTGGTAGTGCATCTGGTCGTGCAAATTTCAAAAGGGCTTTAGGCACTAGAAAAAATAAATTTTTGCAGAGTCAGCAAATGCAGATGCGTCCACAGATGCAAATGCAGCCACAGCCACAAATTGCACCGATTGGTCGTGCGTTAGGTAATAGCGCGAATGTTGGGAGTGCGCCTGTTCAGTTAATGGGTGGTGGTGTTGTTCCGTTATTTGGCGGTTTAGGTAGGTACTAATGGATAACGCGCTCCTTGGTTCTGTTATGTCGTTAGTTTTTAGCGATGATTTTTATGAGAATCATAGTATAACGAATGTTCGTAATTCTATTTTTCGTGCTATTGAGCATGGAAAGTGTTTTGTTCATCGTGTTAATGGCGAAATTGTTGGTTATTGTACGTGGGGATTTTTTACTCGTGATGAGATAGATCGTGATCTTTGGAATGGTGATGATGTTTTTGCGCGTAATTGGTCTGAAGATTTAATTTTGTTTTTCCCAAAGTTTCAGTGTCGTGCTGGTCGCCGTGAGGTTATACGGTTTATACGGGACATACAGCAATTTATGTGGGATAACTACCCAAATATTGCGACTGCGGAGGGTTTACGATTGTATCCTG